ATGGCAAACACAAACTTAAAGGCAGATTTCCGTCGTGCCACAAAGGACGGAACGTACCCCGTGAAAATTAGTGTCGGCTACGGCACGGGCATGTATCTTTCTACCGGCATTCACGTTTTACCCGAAGAGTGGGACGAGCACGCCACGATGTGCATCGGCAAACAAGCCCGCCAAAAGAACGCCGCCTTGCAAGCGATTATCGCGCGAGTTCGCACGCGGCTGTTTGAGCTCTTGGAGCGTGGGATGCTGTACCGGCTCAACAACTCGGAACTCCGACAAATGTTAGAAAACTTAGAACTCGATAGCCCGTTAAATAAGACGGTCGGCTTTGTAGAGTTTTTCGAGCGGGTGGCCGACTCAAAGAAGAAAAAGAACACGACTTCCACGTTTGAAAGTTATATGCAAGCTCTCAACAGCCTGCATCGCTTTAGGGATTTGAAGAACCTGCAATTTGAAGCCGTTACGACGAATTGGCTGCGCGAGTACGTCTTGTTTTTGCAATCTGATGGCGCGAGTGCCAATACGCAACGAACTTACTTGTCTAATCTTCGTCACGTGATCAATGTCGCCTACGACGAAGAACTAATTAAAACCGACCCCTTCCGGCGGTTCAGATTCCCCAAGGCAGAAGAAACAAGGAAACGAGCGCTCCCGATTGAGTCTTTTAAGCGATTGTTTGCGGCCGACGGAAGAAAAACCGATAAAACAGCGCGCGACCTGTTCTTGCTTTCTTTTTGCCTCATCGGGATAAACCCACGCGACCTCTACAATATCAAACCGGGTGACATCGTCGGGGGACGGCTTCAATATCGAAGAGCAAAGACGGGGCGACTCTACAGCATTCGAGTAGAACCGGAGGCCGCGGAGCTCCTCCCCGTTCTCTTTGAACTGCAAAAAAAGAGAAGTTTTCGCAGCATGGCGCAGCATGGTGAATATCTGAAAAGGCTTCACGATGAGGCGGGGATCATCGAACCGGACTTGACGTGGTATTGGGCGCGCCACTCGTGGGCTACATACGCCGCAGAGCTCGACATCCCCGAAGACACCATTAGCCGCGCACTCGGACACTCCCGCGGGACGGGGGCGGCGGTTACTGCTACCTACATTAAAGCAAACAACGCCAAAGTGGACGAAGCCAACCGGCGTGTAATAGATTTCGCTTTTTACGGTCGCCGCTAAACAATGCGCCCCGCTACTCAATGCACGAGTGGCGGGGCGTTTTGTTCTGATGCTATTACACCATTTCGAGGATGTCCTCGGAATGGGGCAAGGAAGTGTTATTACAAGATTCGGCGTTTCAGTGCGTAGCCTATCAGACCGAACGACATAATGCTGCAGAGAAGAGCCCACAGCCGCCAGTTGTACCACCACGGGACGGTTGTCGTCTTCTCTTTGTGTGATTCCGTGGAGTGGGTGGACGCGCTCCGAGCGTCCGCGCGCGAACGCCAGACCGTGTCGCGGCGAACGTGCCAGCGGTCGCGGGTGCGCTCCTTCACGAGTGTAGCGCCCTCAAAATAGACGCTGTCGTGGAGAAAAACGCTATCGCGCACGGTGCGCAGTTCGCGGAGGGTGTCGCGCTGCACAAAGCGGAGGGTGTCGGTGCGCGTGGTATGGCGTTCGACGATTCGTGTCGTCGTGCAGCTTGCAAGCAGCGTCAAGACGACGGAGAAACACACCGCGCCAAGCGCAACAAGGAGAAGAAACAACCAATCGTTGGGCATCGGGGAGGGGGCTTTCTTGTTCATGTGATGAAGTTTTAGAGTGAAACGAATTTGCGCTTGCGGTCAATTCTTTCCAATTTGGAAAGGGTTGGAAAGGATTGGAGCTATTTGGAATGCTTTGCGCGCCCTTGTCGCCCGAAATCAGATGATTTCTTTCCAATTTCCCGATTTTTTGGAAAGAATTGACGCTACGCATTTGAACTTATAAGAAATCCTTGTGAGTTCGTTTTATCGGGATCGGCCGATAATAAGTTCTATTCCTTCGCCCGCGGTTTGTGCAGCGCGTGGGGCGAACTACCGAGAAATTCTCGTCAGTTGGTCGCGGAACGTGTGATGACAAGTTCGATTTTTTCTCCCTCGGCTTGCGCAGCGCGGAGGAAGACAAGCAGGCGTTCCAACGTGGCGCGGCTGTTGAGCACTTTGCCGCGTTCGCGATTTTCGCCGACGAGGATGCAGCCCTCGGTGTCGGCGGCCGTGTTGCCTGCGTGGATCAATACACCGGCGTAGCCTTTCACGCGGAGAAGACGAGGGAGGACACGGCCGAAGCGCGGGGAGCGCGTCTGCATGTCGATGCGATACGTGCCGGTGGGGATGGCGGTCGCGCCCTTCACTTTGAGGGCGGCGATTTCGTCTTCTGTCATGCTTTCGCGCAAACCGCGGTCGGTGTCTTCGAGCGTGTCGCAAAAGTATCGGCCGTTGATTTCCATGCGTCCGATGGTGTAGCCCTCCTTCAGGGCGTGGCGTTGAATAAGGATTTGCATTTGTCTGTTGTTTTGGTTGGTTTATACTTCGAGGAAAGCGTCCATGTCGCCGCTTTGCACGTCTTTGATGTACTCGCGTAGATACCAGACGGCCTTCTCTGCATCTTCGGCGGCTTTGCGGCGGGCATCTTCGCGCGTGCCGTCGTGCTTGTGTCCACAGCGCCAAATGTATTTAAGGGCGTTGCCGAGACAAAACGGCATCTTGCGGGCTACGTCGATACATTCCGCGCCGCCGTGATTGTAGTGTGCGGGGTGATTAACGGTTTCGGTTGTCGTGAACCCGATTTGCCGTTTTTGGGTACATGATACGTCGCTCATGGTCATTGTTTTGTGTTTTCGGGTTCTTGATTTCCTTCGCGTCCCTTCATTTCGCTGAGTGTTTTCGAAAGGAGGTGGCGATAGTGGTGGTCAATTCCGAGGAGAACGCCACAGAACGTAAACAGTTCGCCCGCGGTCGTGATTACCGAGGCGTGTATTTCACCCATGGGAGAGGCGAAGAAGCCCAAGAAGAGCAAAGCTACGCCCGAAAGGGCAAGAATGACGGCAAGCCAAATCTGCAGATCTTTGGCATCGGCCTTGCCGTCGGAGTTGAGATCTAAAATGTTTCTCATAAGTTTATTTTTTAGAGTGGATAAAATGTGCTGTGAGTGCTACCAACGTCGGATTAATTCGCCGTGCCACCAGAGTCCCGGGTCGGCATGGTTGGGCCCCTTCATTGTGAAAATCGCGGTTTGTTTGTTTCCGATGATCAGCCCTCCCACGGTTAAAAGTGTATTCGGGCTGGGTTCCAAATCGTTGAAGACCATAAACTGTGCGCCGTAGTATCTCATGGCTTGACTATCGTCGGGCGTAGAGCTTTCCTTCCCGTCGTTAAGAGGCGAACCGCCTGTGTTGATGGTCGGCCTCAACGTGCCGAAGTTTCCGCGAAAGATTATATACGTGCCGACGCGGAACGGATTGAGATAAATCACGCTGTTTGCAAGTTCGCCGCCGTACTCCTTCCAATTATCGGGTGTGATCACTACCGGACGGCGTCGAATGAAGCCGGCAAAAGTGGCCGTGCCGCCGAAGTAAGCCGTACCCGTTGAAGCATCGAGTTCGAAAGTTGTATTACGATTCGCGTCACGGCCGACGACGTTCTCGACTTGTAGGTTCTCGATAAGGGAGAGTTTGGCCAAAAACAAATCGGTGGCGATGAAGCTTTGGTACATTCCGAGCTCCCACCACTCCGAGTCTGCGGCGGGGGCTTTGTCTGCCGACTTCGTGTGCGGCTTCTTGCATTGGTAGAACTGCACTTGCGCGCCTTGTCGCACCTGCACCACGTCCACGTATTGCTCGCCGGTGTGTCCGCTTTCGAATGCCGTGGAAGCGGGCAATTTGTCGTAATCGCCCAAGGGGCGAACAGCAGCCCCACGTGCGCCGGGTGCACCGTCGTTTCCTCGCAAGTCGTTGCGCGAGGGAGTCCACGGGGTGACCGTTCCTCCCTCTTCGAGTTTGGGCGCGCACCACACGACGTTTTTGGCAAAGCCTTTGTGCGGCTGCTCTTCACGATGCCACGCACGCAAAAAAACGAGCGTGTCTTCGGTGGCCTTCGTCTTTGGTGCAGTGAACGTGAGCGAGACGCGCGTCCACTCGTCTTGCTTCACCGTGTCGGGGCGAAAGTGTTCGGTGGGGTTCGGGTAGACAACCAACCACGCATCAGACGCCCCGCGCACATAGACGGAGAAAGTGTAGGTGCGACCGGGGATTAGGCGGCCGATGTTTTGCCACAGTTGCGCATATTCGCCCTGTTTCGTGCCGGGATTGATGGCACAAAGCGCAGGATAACAGCCGGACACGGACGGAGGGAACAAATCAGCATTGGCGCGGCCGCCTAACGGTTCTTCTCCAAACGTACCGACGCTCCATGCACTCTCTTTGCGCCCCAAGTTCTTGAAGTCCGTATCGTCGAGCAAGTTCGCATTCGGTGTGAGTCCATCTTTGCCGTCTACACCGCGCAGACGCGTCCACACGTAGTCGTCGTTATCTTGGCTCGCCCTCTCGTCGAAGTCTGCGTAAATGCCGAAGTACGAGAACTCTATTTCACCGCCGCGCCCGAGATCTTCTTCCAAGGTGAAGTCTTTCGCCCCGTCCTCGCTATTCGCGTAGGCAATGTGGATGTAACTATTTCTGCCGCTCAAGCGGCCGTAGGTGATTTTGCCGTTCGCTGCGGTGAGCCGATACCAAAGCACCTCGCCCTCGCGGAGTGTCGGGGGCGCGTCTTGCCACATTCCCCGAATAGTCGGAGCGGTCGTTCCCGATGCGGTGGCAAGTTGTGAGGACGCGGCGAAATCATAAACGGGGCTTTTGCCGTCCGCTCCCGATTCGCCCACCACGCGCAGCGCACCGCCCCACGTTGTGCCGTTGCCCGTACGCATCCACACATCGCCCGCGGCGAAATCGTCGTGCCACGTCCGCGCGTCTACGCTGTACTGCGCCCGAATGCTCGTGCCGTTCGTGCCGTCTTTGCCGTAGTGCCCTATTAGGCGCACCGCGGTTTGGTCAGCATGGCCATCGGTGTACTCCGAGCGTTCGTAGCTCCAAAGCCACGGGCTCTCCTTCGTGGGCTGCGGGGCGATTTCCGTCCATCCGGACGTGTCGGGCTGCGGCGCGTTCCTCTCGGTGGTCAGCATATAGAAAGCACGCATGCGGCTCACACCGCGGCCGTTGTCGCCCTTTTCGCCCTGCACCTTCGCCCAAACGTAGCGCGCGTGGTCTGTCGATGCATCCTTGTTCTCGTCCGTATAGGTTCCGAGGTAGGCGAATTTTTCGCCCTTTGGATCGAGTGTGCACGGATTGCCGTTCGGGCTGTTGGAATACGCTACGTGTGTGTAGCTGCTCTCGCCTTTCTTGTCCATCTCCGACAAGCACCACGGCGTGGCGAACTCGCCCGTCTCCATCTTCGGGTGGCAAATGTCCAGATAGCTGCCCTCTCTTTTCGGCAAAGAGAAAAACGTCCTCAACACTTTAGGTAAATCGTCCTCTTCTGCGTCGTAGAAAAAGCTCAACGAATGCGTTACCCACTCTTTTGTAAGAGTGATATACGAGATAAGATAACCATTTCCTATCCCGTCAATCCCATCCGTCTTAATTCGGGGAAAGTAGTGCACGTCCTTCTTCCATCTCTCCGGGTAGCAATGAAACCTAGCAGAACCGCTCCCCCTGCACTTAAAAGAAATAGTGTACCACGTGCCCCGTGGATATCGATTCCCGAAAGGTTGGTCCAATACGTGGGCTACACGTTCCTCGTTATTTCCTTCTATATGGAAATAGTTATCACCGTCCACGCCGCCGGGTAAAATGCTCGCGTAGGGTTTCTTGTTCAAATACCCCTCGGTGAAGTGGGGGCGTGTTACGTAATCGGTGCAGTGCCAAAGGTTCGGATTTGCCGCCGGTGTTCCCGTTTTGTCATTTTCAGACAAGCACCACGCGGTTGCCTCTTCTCCTTCCTCCAACTTCAGCGCCGAAAAGTAAGTTTTCGCCAGCATATCCGTGCAACCCAAAAAGATGTTCGCGTTGTCGGGGACGGTATCGGTCGTCGTGAACGTGTAAGTGTAGCGTTTCCACTTGTTTCTGTCAACGTTATTGCATGACACGTAACGACTCGTTCCTGGTAAAGCAGAATAATGCACAGCCAGTATTCCCGGTGCCCCTTTCGAATAAATCGAGATTGTGTAGGTCGTGTTCGGGCGCAAAAGGCTTGCAATCTTCAAAGAACCTTTGATCCAATTCAAATCTTTAAGCGCGCACACGGCTTGTGCCAAAGGGTGCACTCGGTCGGTTTGCGACGTGTCAAAAGTGAAGCGGTCGAAATGTTCCCAGCGGCGCACGTCCTCCATATTCCGAAAGCTCGTGCCGTCGATGAGGTTTGCCCCCGTCGGCGGTGCGCTCTTACCCGCGTCGCCGGGGCGGCCGTCCTTCGGTTTCGCTTGAATGAGCGTCCAATGCGTCGACTGCGCCGCAGGGGCGGTGTTGCCGTTGCCGCCGCGTGCCAATTCGTAGAGCGCGCCGTCGTGCCAAACGCGCGAAATCTCGAAAGCCCCCGTTTCGGGGTTCTGCTGCTCGTAGAAGTAGCGCGACGAAGCCGACCACAAACCGCGGTCGACACGCTCAGCAAGAGGACGCCCCGCGGGCGTGTAACGAAGAATGTTTTGCGTAATGATGCCGCGAGCAAATACGTAGTCCGAAGCGTCTGCCACCGCCGCGCCGAAATGTTCGCGCAACCACGCGGGCAACTTGCCCACCACAAAACCGTCGGACTGCGCACCGTCGACAATCGGGGCGGATACCTTCACGCGCCGCACGATGCGGCCGTCGGTTGCGCTCTCCACAATGTGGCTCTGGCGCTCCGGGTCGGTCGTGTTGCCCCAGCGTGCCAAGCGCATCAGTGCAATGGGCGGCGCGTTGCGGCCTTCGGGGGTCTGATTGTCGGCATAAAGGCTCGCGGTTAGTGTTCCCGCCTTGGCGTCCACTGCCTCAACCCGCAGCCAAGAGGTGCGAATTTCGGCCGCGCCGCCCGATGTTCCTATGCCGTTGTAAGCACCGCGCAGAATGTCACCGGCACGGAAACCGGTCACGTCACCTTGAAAGCGCTCTTGCAGCACTACCTTCCAACGGCCGTCGGATTGTCGTGCCGCGCTTTTCACCAATCCGTTCTCGGTGTGGAAAACGTCGCCTTCGCTCAATGCAATGCGGTTAATCTGATATTCGGCGGCACGAAAGAAACCGCGCACCGCCATGCTTTGAAATTCTGCGTTTCCCGTCGCGTCGATGCGAGCCCCCGCGCCGGTGGTCAGTCCGTCGGAATAGTTTGGCGTGCGTAGCGTTTCGGCTTCCGTGGCGCGTTGGGCTTGCTCTGCACGTGCTGCCGTCGCAGCATGGGCGGCCGTTTGCGCACTTTGCGCCCTCGTCGCGGTGTCGGCTGTATTGGCTGTATTGGCACGCTCCGCTGTCGTGGCATTCGTGGCGGTGGCGGCATGGGTGGCCTCATCGGCACGAGTGGCAGCGGTGGCACGGTCGGCGGTGGTCGCATGTTCGGCTGTCTTCGCAGTAGCGGCTCGCGCAGCCTCATCGGCGCGCAGCGCGTGTGCGGCCTCGTCGGCCGTATTGGCATGTGAAGCGCGTTGCGCGTTGCCGGCGGTGGCATTTTCGATGATGGCCGATGCGCCGCCGGAGGTCAGCCCCGTGCCGTCGCGGCGCGCCTTGCTGCGAGGGCGTGCCGGTGTGGTGGCGGTGGTCACGGTGTAGGTTTTCTTTTGGTCTGCCATAGTTATATATTTTCTTCGGATTCCACGGCTTTATAAATGTCGGGAGTCAATTCTACGACGGTCACATCTCCGCAGTCTTCGATGAGGTCTTGGCGTTCCTCGACCACGATGAAGCGCGCCGCGCCTTGGTTGGCTTCAGTGCGTGGCGCCAATGCGCCGTCGTAGATGTAAGCCTCCCCGCTTAGTTTGGTGTGCCGTGTGGCATATTGTGAGTAAAGCGAGTTAATAAAGAGTTGTTCGGGGCGGTCTGTCACACCGGCGCGCATCATATCGCGGTCGCCGATGGCGCAATTTCGCAACGCGTCGAGATACAACCCACGGCAAAGCGGTTCGCCTTCCACGTCGTGGGGGAGCGTGCCGCATTTCGTTTCGATGGCGAGTTCTTCTTTCGCATCGGGGTGCAGCGTGGCACGATACTCCACATCGGGCACATCGGGCGCGGCGCAATCGCCCCACGAGCGCACGATTTCCAAGTCGGGGGCTTTCACGGCAAACCATTGCAGCGCCGCGGGAGGTGGATCGCTTGCTGTGGGCGAGGCGCTGTAAGGGTACACCCTCAACTCGTTGAAAACCGTAACCGACACCCACCCGCCGTCAACAGGGTACGGAATGAGTTCGCCGTCGGGCAGGTTATTTTCGCGGTCGTATTGATGAGTTTGGCTGTTGTTGTGAAGCCCCCCCGTCGCGTCGTTGGGTTGCCCTATGTTATTGCGATTGGTGCGCCAGCCGCCCAGCGCGGAGTGTTTGGAGGGATCGGACTTGTCGAAGTAGGCCAACAAGCAGCGAGTTGGTTCATTCCGCCACGTTCTTTTTACTCGATTGTTTGCCGTCCGCTCATCGAGTTCGTTTGTTGTGGGGTTTTCTCTTATAATTCTGTGGTCGTTGTCAAAATACCACAGTTTTTTTTCGGAAGCATCCCAGCATTTCACCTCCGCCGAAAGAAACGCCCACCCGAACGACTTGTCCATTTCATCTCGCGCAGCCTTGTCGGCTGACTTTTCTATTGGCGTGCCGATGGGACACAAAGCACGGTCGGCCAAAACCGACACACGAAGCCGCAAACAATACAAAGCAGGGTTCGAGATCTTCGGGAGATAAATACTCCGCGTGGTGTAAATCGCGCCGGCATCGCCTTTGGGCAATACCCCCGCGCCGTATCGCGGCCTATCTGTCACCGTTTGCGGCGCTTTCACGCAATAGGCCGTAGCCTCATCGCCTTCGCTTATCGGTAAGAAACGACATAATCGGGCGTTGTTGCCGTACTGCTTGTTGGGATTATCGGCGAGCCCAAGCAAAAAAGCGGGGTCGTATGTCTTGTATTCGCCCACCTGTCGACCTTTCCCGAAATAGTTTGCCGAGGTGATGTAAAAGCGTTGCTCAGAAAAGAACAAATACGTATCGGGATACGGCCAATCTCGAGACATTCCCCAGTCGCGCCCCACGTTCAGTGCGCTCCACACCTTGTGCAGCGGGCGGGGGAATTTCAACTCATCGCTCGAGAGCAGTTTGTTCGATGCGTAGGGCGAAAAGGAAATGCGCACATTGTTTGCCACGCTGTCGACGCTTAGCGTTTGACTGTCGGCACTCCACACCACCGGTGGGGCGGTTGGCGCGCTGTGCAAGCCGTGCAAATCGTAGAGCCACAAGCGGCCGACGCGCTGCACCACGCGCAACCCCAACGGCTGCAACAAACTTTCAATCGCTTCGCTAAGCGTGGCGGCCTTTCGGTCTTCATCGAAGAAGTTTTCAGGCGAACAGCCCAGCCACTTTGCCACTCCACCGCCGACGGGGCGCGTAGAAGCGACCGCCGTGAGGCTTTCGTCCAACGAAAGAGCAAGCCCCGCGCGCTCAATGGCGAAGCCCAACAGCTCGCCGATGGTTTGCACGTTGCGGTTGGCGCGCAGTGAAGCCGTGGAATACTTGAGCCGCTGCCAAATGCCGAAGTCGCCGAATGTGAGAGAAACCGTATAATGCTCGGCGCGCTCGTAGGGTTCTTCATACTCCTCGGCATCGAGTGTGCCCGTCCAATAAAGCGCGCCGTTTCGGTAGACATCCATTCCCACCGCGCCGGGGGTGATGGTGTACAAGTGCGTATAAGTCCGGTCGCCGGGGCTGTCGAGTCGCAAGGTGGCCGACGAGGAACAAATCGGCTCGTGCTTTGCCGTTTCCTTCCACTCAATCACGAGCGGTTCGTCGGCTTCGAAACGCAATTCTTCGGGCTGTGCGACCGCCGCACCGCCGATGCGCCACAACTCTACACGGTGCAGCACATCGGAACGGCTCAAAAACTCGCCGCGGTGGGTAATGATTTTTTCCATACTTGTTTAGTTTCGCCCGTTGTGGCGGTGTACTTTTTGGAGAATGCCGACGAGATCGCGCCCTTCAATTCGGAAACGCACCGAACCGCCGCCGCTGCTTTCTTGTGGGGCGATGAGCGAACGCAGACGGTCGAGCGGTGCCACCACTTCGGGGTTGTGGCTCGCGCCGGCATACTCGCCGAAGAGTCCGAGCGTGGGGCCATAGGCGATGCCGCCTTCTGCGAACTTCGGGAGCGAGGACATCGTGGCCACCATGACGGCCGTGAGCCCCGCGGCAGCTGCAATGCCCACCCACGGAATGGCGGCGTGCGAGTTGAACGTCTTGGCGGCCGCGTCCGCTACGTTGGAGGTGGCTTCGGCCTTGTTGGCGGCGGTCTTTGCCGCGGCGGCCGCAACGGTTGATTGCGCCTCGACCTGCACGGCCTGCGCGTTGACGATGGTGGCGGCGGTTTCTTCCTGCTTGATGGTCTTGTTGGCCGCGCTCACCAAACCGAAAGTGCGCATTACTTGGTTTAGCGCCTTGAAATTCTCTTCGACCTGCAGCACCGCATTCAGCACCGCCGAAAGCTTTTGCCACGCCGAGGCGTTGCCGCGCAGTGTGTTGCTCAAACTCTCCATCGTGTTGCCGATGCCCGACACACCGCCCCACGCGCTGCGCACCATACTAATGGAGCTGACGGCCTTCTTTTGCCAGCTCTTGTAAGTATTTGCCAGCTCTATCAAGTCGCGGCGCTGTTCGGGCGAAACGGGGCTTGTGGTGTCGGCCAATCGCTTTTGTATGGCTTCGATACGGCTTTGGAGTTCCTCGATGCCGATGCCGCGGATACGGATTTTCATTTCGCGTTCTCCGAGTTGGCCGATTTCTTTTGCTTCTCGGAGCTTGCCCTGCCATTCCGCGCCGTCTTTCATCAGCTCCAATTTGCGCTGGTAGGCCGCGATGGTCTGCTGTGTGCCGTACAACTCGTCGCCGCTTTGTTTCTCGGAGGCGGCGTTTAGCTTCTCAATGGCGGCCGTTAGCTCCTTCACGGTGTGAAGCTCCTCGAGGCGGCCGATGTTGTATTTTTCGTTGGTGGCATCATCCTTGGCAGCGCGGCGGGCGCGGGCGTATTCTCGCAGCTTGTCGAAATAGGCAGCCTCATCGGTCGAAAAGTTGGCGGCGGTGATGGTCGAGCGGTCGAACCGCAAACCCTTGTCGCGCTCTTTGCGGTGGGTAGCGTTCCACACTGCCTCCGCTTGGTCGCGTTTGGCTTCAAGGAGGGCGGCCGTTTGCTCGTCGATTTGGTCGAGTTCTTTTTGGAGGTCGAGTGCATTTTGCGCGCGCTCCTTTTCTGCGCCTTCTTTCTTCGCGTCGATTTCGGCTTGTGTCAAGACCGCGTAACGTTCGCGCGCGGCTTTGATTTCGGCTGCCTGCTCTTTGTCCTGCGCCTGCGTCAATGCGTGAGCGTCGAGTGCTTCGTTTTTCTGTCGGAGCTCTTCGGCCTTCACGGGGTCGACCTTGTGTCCGCCCTTGCTGCCGCCCCCTTTTCCACCGCCGTGCGAACCTGCAGAAAAGAACTCCAGTTGCTTATCGTAGTACGCAATTTTTTTGCGTAGTTCTGCAGCTGCTTTGCGGTCTTTTGCCGAGGACATATCTTTGTTATCCAAATCAGCCTGCGCGCTTTTCTTCAGATTCTCCCAGTAGGCTTTGTCTTGAGGTTCTTTCTCCTTGCCGCCGGCAGAACTCTTCGGCGGAACAATACCCAAAGCTGCGTTAGCATCGTCGCGGATTTGTCGCTCGCGCCTGTTTAACCGATTCCAAGCCTCTATCTCATCGCGCAGGGGGTTCACTATAACCTTACGGAACCCTGATCTTCCGTCCTTGCTTTGTAAGGTTTCAACGTCGAATGACTTTATATAGTCTTTGCTCAGATTACCATCTTCGAGAGACTTTATAAGTATTGCGGTTTGATCATTCAAGTTTTTCCCATGGTACCTGCGAGAAAGAACTCCCCTAATTCGTGCAGCCACATCGGCTCTCGTTGCCGTTGTTTCTTCCATCTTCTTATCCACGTAGGTTTGCATAGCGCGCGCCCGTGCAGCCGCTACAACCTTTTCGCGGAGGAGGTCGTACATCTTTGCAAGGTCTTTTATTTCCCCGTGCTCTTTTCTGATTTGGCGAATGTACTCCCCATACTGATCCATAATGGAGTTTTTCGCCTGTGCATACGCCTCCGTGCCTTTCTTCGCCTTGTTCAGCGCTCCGAACAGCTCATTTAATTTGCTCTCCTCCTTTGAGGCGGCCGCAGCAGCCACGCCAAAGGCTTCGTTCGTTTCCGCTTGGCGGCGCGTTGCTTCGCTGTTGGCGGCGGAGAACTTGTAAAGCGCATAAACCAACCCCGCGATAGCGGCCGCCGCCACGAGCCAAACGTTAGACATCATTACGGCGAACAACTTATTTGCCGCGCTGGCGGCGGCCAACTTGGCCGCTGTGAGCACGCGCATCGCGGTGCTCGTCGTACCCGCCGCCCCCGCTTCGGCATAGAGTGCCAAAATAGAAGCCTTTGTCGTGGCGAGGAAATTAGCCAAAGACGCCCCCACACCGGCGACCACGGTTTTGAGTTGCCCAAAGGAAGCCGTTATGACTGACACCTGCGAAGCCGCGGCGAGATAGGGGCCGAAGCCGACCAGCGCCTCGCCGATTTTCGCCTTAATGCCGCCGATGGTCATTTGCAGCTGTTTCATTTGACCGGTGGGGGTGGCGGCAAGTTTCTTGTTCATCTCGCCCACGTTGTTCGTGATGATACGAGCCAAGAGGGCGGCGCGCTCGCTTTCGGTGCCGTGCTTGAGCATCTTTTCTTCGGCTGCGGAGAACGTGATGCCGACACGACGCAGCGCTGTGGCTTGTCCCTGCAGAGCCTTGCCGAAAAGGTTACCTACAGCCACCGCGTCCTCCTGCGTGGCGTTGACGCCTTTTTGCTGTGCGAGGAGGTTGTTCATCGCCGGCACGAGCGCGCGCAATGTTGACGCTTGCGTGGCGAACGTGCCGATTTGCTGCGCGCCCGCCACCTGCACCGAACCACTCACCACGCCGAGCTCCTTTTGCGCCGAAATCACGTCCTTCACCCCCTTCAAATCTTGGGCAGTCGCGTTCATGCGCTGCTCCATGATGGTTTTTAGTTTCGTGTTGGCCACGGCGGCCGCTTCGAAAGCCTGCGTATAACTCGAAAAGACGCCTTGCAGCGAGCCGACGGCGCTTTTGAGTGATTGGAAGAGCGAAGCCGTGGCGGCGGCATTGACGAGCGAGGGTTTGAGTTTCGTCGATTCCTCGAGTGCCTTCTTCATGGCTTCCTGCAAACCTTCGGTGCTCTTGATGATCGCGTCAATCGGTTTGCCGTCTGCTTGGAGTACAATTTGTATATCAGCCTTGGCCATCTGTTTGGGAGTTTTTACGGTTGATTTTTCTAACGAGTTCACGCGCATATTTTTTGCGCGCTTCTAATTCTTCGGGCGTTTCGCGGTGCTGTTGGGTTTCGCGGTGCTCGTCCCATGGCAGCGCAAAGAGTTTTTCGGGAGTCAGGGTCTTGCTGACGTGTGGCTGTATGAGTAGCGTCGTTTGGAGCCTCATCCTTTCCCACTCATCGCGCGAACGGCCTTCTTTTGCCTCTGTGTGTGCCTTCATACACGCCATAAATTCGTCGGGCGTGAGGCGCACGAAATCGTCTAACTTCATGCCCATCACGCCCAACGCGTAGCCCATTAGCTCCGAAAAGGCTAATGCTTTTTTTTTGCAGCGCCGGCGCTGTCTGTTTCGTCGGCGCTGTTCGTGCTTTCGATGGCTTCCGACCACGCTTGCACGTCTTCTGCGTCGAGATGGTCGGCGAATGTCAGCAAGTCCATGCCGAACTCGATGCCGTCGGCGCTGCAGGCCGAAACGACGCAACACCACAAATAGGTGATTTGATCGGTGAACGTGAGCGCCTCCGACAACTCTTTGCCGGTTTCGCGCGTGAAGCGCAGCATCGCCCCCATCGACGCGCGAGTGGGATAGGCTTTGCCGTCGACGGTAATCTTCGGGAATTTCTTTGTTTCCATAATCAATTAGGGGTGTTTTGTGTCGTCGAGAGTGGTCGGTGCGCCGTTGTTGATGAACGACACGGACGACTTCACGTCTTGGTCGGCCTCGGTGGTTTCGCTCATCGACTCAATAATGAACGACCCCGCCAAAAGAACAGTTTCGGTGCCGCGTGCCATGATTTTCAAATCGGCCGCCCCCCCTGTCTTCCAAACCGCCAAAAAATCCTTGTGGGAGGCTTCGGTTTCTCCGATAAATACAAACTGCTCGGTCTTGATGGAAATGGATTGTCCTGTTACGGTTGTTTCTTTGAACTTGCTGGAACCCGGAGGAGCCGTTGCAACGGGTTTCACGGCGCGGCTCTTCGTCTCGCTCTTGTAGTCGACAGAATACGAGACGCAGTGCCCTACGGCCTTGCCTCCGACATAGAGGAGGAGATCGTTACCGTTGAGGTAGCCTTGAGGTAATGCCATGTGTGTGTAGTTTAGATAGGTGTGTGTTGTGTGTGTTGGTTAACGGGGGCGAACGGTGAACGTGAGGAGCTGCACATGGGCATCCGAGTCCCACAGTTCCTCCGCCGCGTCCATGCGACAAGAACGCAGCAGGTTGTCGCTCGTTCCGTCGAGTGTAGCGCGAACCGCCTCGGCCAATTCCACCGCGCCGGCGTAGGACGCTGCGTAGCAGGCGACCTCAAACGTCAACGTATCGGCAGAGCCGTGAGAGTTGGGAGCCGGTTCTAAATTAGAGCGGCGATACACGACGTAGGGAAGCTGTGCCGAGTCGGAAACAACGGGAAACACGAGCCGCGTGATGGCTTGCACGTCTTCGTTCTCCGAAAGGAGTTTGCGAACCACGAGCCCCGCACTGAGAGAAGTCTGTTTTGCCATTGATCAAAAATTATTTGTAGTGACGAGCCGCGATGCGCGCCGTCCACTCGAAGACTTTCGCGCTGAAAATCTCTTGTGCTTCGGGAATGCTCGTGCGCGCGTTGGCAATGAAGTCGTATCGCCTCAGCGCGCCGGTGGAGTGCGGCTTGCGTTTTCCGGTTCCGCCGCGTCCGGTTTGGCGCTTCTCTGTTCCGCTGTTAAACCAATAGGCCAACGGCTTGAGTTCCCCGCGGCGATTGGTGTGCATGAAACGTCGAAATCTCGGGTTTGCACTCACGCAGACCTTGAACCCGACGCGCTCTTTGAAAACATTGCAACGAACATTCGTGCGCAGTCTGTCGGCTTTGTTGACTTTCGTCTTCATCATCTCCCGCCGCGCCGCCCGAAGCACTACGGCGCCGGTGGCACGCGCTGCGCCGATGAGCGCCTTTTTGCGTTCTCGTTCGGAAAGCATGTGCCAAAGGGCGCGCAGGCCGTCGGTGTTCATTGTTGCTTCCATGTCGTTATTCGTTTACTCGTTCACAAATCAGCGTGACAAAACCGCGCGCCTTGTTGGGAATGATCGCCGTAACGGTGTAGAGCAAGCCATGCAGTTCGCGCACTCGCCAATTTTCGCCCACCTCGTGCCCATCGCGCACGTTGTATTCGGTGGAATGGTCGGGGAAATGCTCGCCCACCTCGTTGTGTAGGCGTGCGGTGTGGCGCACTTGCTCGGCATAGGCCACGCGGGTCGGCTCGTAGTGTACACCCTCTGCGCCGAAACCGTCGACGGTGCGCACCGGTCGCAGGAGTTCGAGCCGCGTTCTCATTCTTCCGGCTTGCATAGGCGTTTAAAAGGTTTGACACAAGCTTCGAACGTCTCCGGCACGCTGTGCATTTGCACGGCGGCCACCCCTTCTCGTTGGTTGTACCAATGCGCGCCCAACGAATAAACAGCGATTCGCAGCATGTGCGGGAACTTACCGCCGCCCATTTCGACAAGCTCCGCCGCGCTGCGGTTCGTCGCCTTGACGACAGCCTCCTCCGCCGCCTCGAGAAGAAAGCGCAGGAGCTCCGTCTCGTCGTCGAAATCATCGGCGCGACAGTGTTTGCGAAATAGGTCGAAATCGGTAAGCATGGAAAACAGAAAAGAAAGGGGTTATGCGTCCTTGACTTTGAGGAGTTTGAAAGCCTCGGGGATAAGCGTGACCGTTGCGACATCCGTGTTCACAGCATAGCGTATTTTGTTGCCTGCAGCGCCGGTGTATGGGTCTACGATAAACGTAACGTCGCCGAAGAAGTTGAGCGGTTGATAACTCCAGTCCCCCAAGCCGATGTAGTCGTTACCAATGACTTGCGTAGTATAAACAGGGAGGCCGGCAATCTTGCCATCCTCGCAAATCATAATACCGGAACCGGGATCTTTGGGTGTGGCTTCGAGGATGGCCTGCATGGACTTGGTCATCACCCAAGCCATCGCCTCACCCTCGACGCCGGTCGCCAGCAGTTCGGCTTTGGCCAGGTTCAGCGTCTTAAAATCGATGTTGGGACCGATTTGTTTTGCCGAAGCCTTCAACGCGACGAACGGGCCGACGAAGTCCTTCGCCCCCGTCACCTTTGTAGTGCTAAACAGCACCGCGTCCATGCGTTTGCCAATCGCAACAGGAATATAGCTTCGAATAATGTCCTCCACGATGTTGTTCGATTGCATCAAGGCTTCGCGCGTCGTCTCGTACAGTGCCGCCAGACGCTCCGGGTGTGCCGTCTTCTTGGTAAACGTGATTTTCTGTCCGGGAACCTCAACGGCCTCATCGGCAATGGTCACGGTAACTTCGCTATGGAACGGCCAAACAAATTCCCCGTGCACGCCGGTTGAAATGGGGATCCCGATTTTGTCGTAAATGAGTCGTTCGCAAAGAGGCCCCATAATGTCCTGAACCAGCAAAGGAATGATGCCGCCGTTGTTTACATCGCTCACCATTACCATGTCACGCGCAAAAGTGACTTCAAACGATTTGCCGCTGCGAACTTGTTCGCGCACCATTTCCGTAACTTCGCGGCTGACATCTTCGGACTGATATTTATAATCGACGGCCAACGCGCGAAAATCCATGTCGACGAGCTGCAATTCGCGCACGAGTTCATTATACTCGGTTTCTTCTGCTTCGTTGCGGGCGCGTTTTTCTTCGCGGAGTTTGTTCGCCATCTCCTCAATCTTCGCGGAGATGTCGCGGCGCCGCTCGCGCAACTCAATGCCGCGGGCGGTGATAATTCTTTTTGACGTCATAGTATTTTGTGTTTAGTATTTGTGCTTTTTCAGTACTTGTGCCATCTCTTCGAGTTGTCGTTCTCGTTCCTGCTCCGCGATGTCGTCCACGGGCGGGGCGGGTGCCGGCTCAAACTGCTCGCGCAGTGATACGCTCGTATCGGGATAGGCGGGATCGGCGGCGAGGGTCATGTCGTAGACTCCGACCATTTGGCGAACAGTGTAGGTGATCAACTGTTTTCCCGTCGCTTCGTTTTCCACGTTGCGGGAGACGTAGTCACTCTTCCAGTAGTAGGTAGAAAAGGCGAAACTACACCCCGCCAGATCACCGCGGCGCACGAGTTCGACCGCCTTGTCGCCGTCGGCCGTGTGGGGCGCTTCAAAAGAGAACTTCACGCCGCGCGTGTCGATGTCGTAGGACAATGTGCCCTGTCCCTCCTTGGAACGCGCCAAAATGAGCTGCCGGTCGTGGAACAAAGTGAACTTAATATCCGATGCGTCGAGCAGTTCGCGGGTTACGGCTTCGGGGGCGATGATTTCGCGCGCCTCAATCTTTCCGTCGTCTTCGCTCCACAGCACCGCGGAGGGCGTATTGAACAAAATGGCGTAGCCTTCAATCGTTCGGCTCTCTTGCCCTTCGGGGGCTTCTCGGAGGTGCACCCCTTCGCGCACCACGCATTCACGTCGCAGCGTTTCGGGGCTCTTTTTGGGTGTGGGTGTATTTTCCATCGTTCAGCATTTCGGGGGTTGTCGAAAGGTCTCGGAGGTTGGCCGAAACCAAAGGAGTGTCGCCGCCTTCGACGGGTGGCTTGTTTTCGGCGGCGCGCCATTCGTTGACGGTGTAGAGCCCGGCGGCGATGGTCGCCGTTTGATAACGGACGCGGCTCTCGAGGTCGCAAGCGTAAATTTCGCGGCGGTCGAAGATGATGCGGCGGCGCTCGGCCATCTCGGGATAGAGTTTGCGCAGCAGCTCGCACTCCAACTTGTGCAAAATCGGGTTGAGCGTGAGGTTCATCAAATCGGTGTAGGCGTTCTCTGCGCTCTTGTAGTTGTTGCTCGTGTCGCTGTAGACAAAAGAGGGCGGCACACCGAAGAAACGGCAGACCTCGAAAACCGTAAATTTGCGCGTTTCGAGAAACTGCATATCGGCCGACGTCATGGTGACTTGTCGAAAATCGACTTGCCCGGGCAGCTCCACAATTTTCTCGCCGTTCGAAAAGCGTTCATCTATCGACTTCGCGGCGTTTTTAAGTTCGTCGCTATCATATTCGCCCAAAGCGAACGGGCGGCCGGCTGTGCCGTTGGCCAAAAAGCCGCGGACGTTTCCGCCGTCGACAAAGCGTGTGAGCGTTTCCGCCGCGGCGCTGCCGGCAATGTCGAGCGTGTTTCTCGCATAGGAAATCACCGAAAGGCCTTTTTTGCCGTCGAGTGTGAGGTGTTTGAAGTGCAAAATCTCATTTTCCTCGTAGGTGCCCGAAAGGCCGTTTGCCATATCGTTCACCATGTAGACGTTGCGGAGCGCGTCGTGGCTCACCGTGCCGCGGTTGCAAAGCACCAGCGACTCGACCTCATAGTTCAATGAGTTGTAGACGGGTACCACGTAGGCGTTGCCCTCCAACAGCAGCAGACGAATGATCGCGCCCCAAAAGTCGGCGGCCGACATGGAGGGACACGGTTGCACGTTGAGCAGATAGGACAAGCGGTCGCCCGGCGTGGAGACAAACAAGCCATCGCGCACACTCTCTACCCGCAGGGGGAGAGAAGACACGATGCCCGCTATCACTTCGACGCAGCGGTGCGCCGTGGGAATAGACATCGGCGAAGTGTTCGCACCGAGAACGTAACCACGTACGCCCCCGGTGCCCGCCGAACGGCTCGCCGACGTTTTGGCCGGCGGAGCGCTTCGGAACAGGTTGCGGACACTTGCGAAAAAACTCATAAAATAGAGTGAGTGAATAGGTGGGATTTTATGAAAACAACAGAGCGAAATTAGTCCGATTCGCGCGCGTAGACAATAGGGTTTTGAGAACGCGTTAAACGCTCTCAAAACCCTACTGTAACAAAGTGTAACAATGTGTGCCGCCGTGTGCCGTAATGCACCGCCGTGCGCCAAACTTTATATTTTATTTTGTGTGTCTTTCGTGTCGAAATCGGCGGCCGTCTATTGTTCCGCGTCGAGAAATAGGCGCATCGTCATGAGCATCGTGATCACACCGTCGATTTTGCGCGTTTGTTTTCGCTTGACCGGCTTGCAGTTTTCCAAGTTGTCGAAATTCAGCACGGCATTACCGAAGCAAAAGGCGTTGATCGGGTTGGAGTTGATGGTGATGCGCCCTTCTTTCGCCCAGTGCTCGAAACTCTCCACCGGCGCGGTGAAATTGCCGAACGCCTGCCCCACAGGTTTGAGCGCATCGGCGCCGCCGACCGCAGCGAGCATGTTGATCACCTCCCGCGACTTCCACGCGTCGTATCCGATTTTTAGGACGTTGAAGCGTTTGGATAGGCCAACGATGTGAGCCACGATGGCGCGGTAGTCGATAACTTCGCCGTCCGTTAGGTGCAAATGCCCGTCGGCCGCCCACTTGCGGTACATCTCCTCGTTGGGGTGTCCCGGCAAAGCGCCGCGGGGGAAAAAATAATCGGTGTGAAAGTGCATCGTGCGGTCGGCCGCGTTGTGAATGCAAATCGACACGGCCGAAAAGTCGTCACTCTCCGACAAGTCGATGGCCACCATCGCAGGCGGTCGCTGTGTGAACACGCTCAAGTCGAGCGGTCGCATCATCTTGCGGGCGAGTGTGGCGCTAATCCATGGGCGCGACTCGTCTTCGGCGTAGATGTTGAGCAGCTTGGTGCGAAAGGTCAGCAGTGCCTCCGCGCCGTTGCGCAAAGCCTTTGCCCACTCGTCGCGGTAGAAGTCCATCGACACCGTTACACCCATGTGGGGGTGCACCTTTCGCCACGTGTCCTCGCTGCCTTCGTCGTCGTCGACATCTGGCATAAAAATGTGGGCAAAGGTGCTGTCGTCTTCGTAGTCGCCCAACAGCATACGGCAACAACCTTGCACCATCTCGTAGCACGGCGCATCGACAAGGGGCGAGGCGGTCGTGATAATCACGGTGAGCGGGTTGTGCCGCGCCCCCATCGACGAGGTGAGGGTGTAGAAAAGTTCGGCATCGCGCGCTTGAGAGAACTCGTCGACGATGATGGTCGACGCGTTGAGTCCGTCTTTCGTGTTGGCGTTGGCCGTCAAGCATTGTGCAAAGGCGGGACGGTTGGGGCGGCGGCTCTTGATTTCGGTCTCGTTGGCCAAATAGTAACGAGACTTCGGGTCGAGTTTGAGGAAGCATTGGCGCACCACCTTGAAACACTTCTTTGCTTGGTCGGCACTGTTGGCGCAGATGTAGCTTTCCGCGTTGGCATCGCCAAACAATACATCGTGGACCGATATGGCGGCGCTGCTCGTGGTCTTGCTGAATTTACGCGGAACGAAGAGCAGCACCGTGCGCACCACGCGGCGCGTGCCTTCCCAAAATCCATAAATCGAGGCGTATTGGAAAGCCTGCACCGGCGTGAGCTTGTATTTCTGCAAACCTGCGATGCCGGGGAAGTGCAATTCTTCGTAGAGCGTGAAGAATTGCAGCACCGCCACTTTGCAGAGCCCATACTTGTCGACCATCTTCAAGAAGTGTTTCACCCCCAACTGCTCGAACACGTTGTGCCCGTCCGGGTGGTTGATCACTTCGGCGCAGTAGGCCTCAAGGCGCGCGTCGGTGTCCGCCAAATTGTAGGCCGCGAGGTCTACAGCGTCGAGCAAACGAGTCACTTCTACTTTCGCCTCGCGGAGTCTGTCTTTGTATTCTTCCGTCATAATGGCAAAGTAGGTTCGTGATTAGCGGCATCGGCGCGCGCTTGTGCCATGGCGGCGGCACGCGGGTCGGTGTCGAAAGCTATGAAGCGGCGGCCGCTAACCTTGGCGGCTTCGCACTCTGTGCCGCTTCCGGCAAAGGGGACGACCACCAACGCGCCGGGGCGGCTGCAGGTTTCGATGAGTTGCCGCGTAAGCGTGGGCGGCTTTTTCGTCGGAAAATCGTAGGCCTTTGTGATGTGGGCTTCTTGGGATGCCGTGATGATGTCGCGGAAGTTGTAGAGTTCCCAATTAAAGCAGCGGAGTTTAGATTCAAACTCCTCGCGTTTTCGCGAAAACTCCGCAGCTTTATCCTTCCTCTGCAACGGTGGATACAGTTGTAGCAACTGTTGCACTCTTCGAGGAGGCGGAAACGTCCATTGACAGCGACACGTCCAATGGCAAACGGCGCGGTCGCTGATGTACAGTGCCGCCGCAACACAAACCTCTCCTCCAAGAGCTTGCACTTCTTGTTTCAACCAAAGGCGTATCGGTTCGAATGGCTCGTAGAAGTCGACGGCGTTTTTGGCGCGCGTGCGGTCTTGCGGTGATTCTTTTTTTTCATAATGAAGAAAGCGCTCAGAACTATTCCGAAAGGTGGGAGGGGCACCATGTGGCTTCCGATTATGTATGCCGTTCTTCTTGTACCACGCGCAATTAGCGAGAAGACGAAAATGCCGATCAAGGATAATTTGTGAATAGGCGATGCGCGCCGCCGATCCCCACCAAATCAAATTGCCGTTAGGAGCGAGTAGGCGCGCACACTCCGCCGCCCATCGTTCCACATCGGACAAATAGGCGTCGAACGTCGGGCACACGAAATCGAAATCGCCTTTGACTTCAAAATACGGAGGGTCGGCCACGATGAGGTCGGCACACCCATCGGGCAAATCGTTGTTCAGAAAATTGGCGCATCGCACGGTGTCGAGCGCACCGAGTTGAGCGTCTTTCATAGTTTAGCGGCTTTTTGTGTGGCTTTGAACACCTTTTCCGTCAGGTTCTCGAGGGGGCTGCCTTCATCGGCGGCGGTCAGGTCTTGGGCGGTCAGTCCAAGCGCTTTCATGTGGCGGGTGACGGCGGCCAACGCGTCGCGCTGCACCCGAAACACGGGGTGCGAAACGAGCTTCTCGCCTTGTTGTGTTTTTTCGCTGACGGTGGTGGCTTTGAGATTTGCTATTTCGGCATTGGCCAGGTCGAGTGTTCGGCGCGCCGAAGCGAGGGAGTAAATTTCCATCTCGAGAGCTGCCGAGTCCGCGCCCTTCGATTTCACAGCGCGCTGTACCGTGGTGGCATGTTCCTCCACGGTTTTCTTCTTCTCGCGCATAAATCGCCCGTATTTTTTGGCGATGGCGCGCAGTTCGGCCAACTCGGAAGCGGAGATTAAAACTTGGCCTTCGTGGGTTTCATTGTCCATTTAATCGAGGTTTTGGAGTGGGTGATCGTTTTGTATTTGCTGTTGTTTTGTTAAAATCCACCTATTCCAAAAATCGTCGGACGCAGAGAAAAGAGAGTGTGTGGGGTTTAGGAGCACCCCCCACCCCTTTTCAAAACACCCCCCGGGGGGTATCGGTTTTCTCTCTGTTTGTTTTTTTAACGCGCGTTGTGGGGCGTTGGATGCGCGTGCCATCGTCTTCGCCGGTGAAGAGGCGGTCGATGGCTTTGCGTTCGGCCTCAACACGGCGTGCCGTTCCGCGCTTGCCGCCGCGCCCCAACTCGACATGCACAGCCACGTGGCAGGAGTGGCACAATGGCTGCAGGTTCGTCACGTCGAACATCAGACGACGGCGGTCTTCGGCTGTCGCGCCGTCTTCCACGGGCGAGATGTGGTGCACTTCAGTGGCAAGCGTTTCGCGTCCCTCGTGCATGCAGCGCACACACAGAGGACGGACGCTCAACACCTGTGCGCGGAGTTCCACCCATCGGGCGGAGTTGATCATGGCGCGATAGTCCGCGCGGTGATTGGAGAACATTAGTTTGCTCATGTAACCAGGTTGTAACAGAGAGAGCCCGCGAACACGACTTTGCCGCGTCCTCGCGGGCTCTCGGTGTAACTGCATTGTAATTGTTTACTTTCTATCCTTTCCCCACGTTGACGCTCTTTCATCAAGAAGCTGTTCAAACCTTTTGTGTTCAATGCTTTTGTTCATGAGATCCTCGAGCCTGAAGCCGAGGCATCGTGCAAAGACGGTGGTGAACCAAAGGACGTTGCTGAGGTGATCCACTACTTCGGGGAGCACCGAACAGCCGAGGCGAGGAAGCGCATTATTGAGTTCCTCGTCACTAAGTGCCAAATCATGGTATTTGCCGGCGTTGGAAATGGCATAAGCGATATTACCCACGGCGGAGATAAGACCGAAAGAAAGGTTTACAAATTTGTACTCCTTAGATTCTTTGAAGCCTCTAAAGGCTTGTCGTTGGTATTCTTCTGATGTCATTGTTTTAATGTTTGAGTGATTGATACTTCGAGTTATCGCTTATCCCCGTCGCCGATGATCACGCCGCGGGCTTGACGGTCGGCGAGTTTGTCGAGATTGCGGCGCATCACTTCTTCAAGGCTGAAGCCAAGACGGCGTGCCATCATTGCAACGAACCAAAGCACGTCGCCGAGTTCGTCGGTGATGTCACCGGTGAGACGGAACGCATCGCCGCGAAAGCTCACGATCTCGTTGTTGTTGATTACGATGTCGCCGCGGCGCACGGCCTTTGCTATCTTGTCCGCCACTTCACCCGCCTCAGCCATCAGGCCAAAGCCGAGGTATGTGATGTTCTCTGCCGCGTGGCCGGCAATGGTGCGGTTGGCTTGTTGTTCGTATTCTGTTGCTGTCATTATTGAAGTGCTTGGGTAATTAGGATGTATTTGTACGGACGGTCAAAGTCGTATATTTCATCTAGCAGCGAGTTCTTTATTTGGAACCCTGCTACGTCTTCGTCGAAATAAACAATGCCTTGGAAGAATTCCCTTAACTTGGCTTCGAAGTATTTAATCTCGTCGCCAGCGTATATCTCACGCCCATCCACTGCTTTCTGATTGGTGTATTGCGCCACCGAATCGGGGTACACCTCAATGCAGCGCGGTGATGCGTCGGCGTGGCGCGTGTCGGGTTGAACGATGTAGGACGCGGTGGCGTACTGCAACACGCCGCCGTAAACGATTGAGCCGTCGGCGATGGAGCGGCCGCGGAATTTGATTACTTGCATTGCGGTTTTACTTTTTGATGTTGAACGGAAAGAACCAGTCGCGGGCGCGCTTCCACCATGAGGGGCGGGGCGCTCGTTCTTTCGTCTCCTCCGCTTGGTTCGAGGGGGGCGCAGGGGAATCAACGAGGGACTCGTTTGCGAGGCTGTTAAGTGTCGGAATAATCTCCTTGTCGAGAAGTGAAAGGAATTGCAATCGGGGGCCTCTCACAAAGAAACGAAGTCGCCCAAATTCTGACAACGAAAACAAAACCAGGACACGCTCGTCGTCCTCACCATTTTGCCACTCTTGTGCCATCGCATGTACTTCATTCTGCGTGATCTCTTGTTTGCTGTTGTTTCGTTTGCTCATGTTGTTTCTTGTTTTAATTGAGGTTCTGACGGAAAAGGCCTACCATAAGGCCGAGGGCGCAATCTCGTTCGTGCTTTGGGAGCGCACACCACACGGGGTCGGCCGCCAATGTTGCGCTGATGGTATTTGCAAGGTCTTTCACTTGGAAACGAAGAGCGCGAATCTGTGCACGTATGGCGCGCTCCTGCTCTTCCTTTTTTTCTCTTTCTGCTTTTGTCATATAGAAGAAATCGATGCTATTGTGTTAGTTCTTTTGTTGCAGCTCTGCTCTAAAATCAAGAAACGGCGTGGACTTTACATATCTAGCGAGGGTGTTACGGTCAACCTTGCAAATTTTAGCGATCCGCCTCAACGGGACTTGCTCGTTTAATAGGTCGGACACGAGTCGACGTTTAGGGTAAAGCTTGTGCCTTTCGGGAGCTGTTGCTCGACCTTTCGGGCGGCCGAGGATTACCCCTTCAGCGCGACGACGTTTTAGCGCTTCTTTCGTTCGTTGACTGATAAGATTACGTTCGATCTCCGCTGCAAGGCCAAAGGCAAAGGCGAGAACCTTGCTTTGTATTTCATCGTCTAAGCGATAGTTGTCTTTGATTGTCCACACCCGGCAGTTCTTTCGCATGCAGATGTTCAGAATCTCCATAATCATAAACAGATTACGACCGAGGCGCGAGAGCTCGCTGCAAATAATCAAGTCTCCTTGCTTTACATCGTTGAGCAGCTTGCCGAGTTCACGTTTGGAGTAGGCCTTTGTTCCGCTGATGATTTCTTCAATCCACCCATCCACCGCAAACCCCTCGCGCTTTACGAACTCCTTTATTTCGAAGCGCTGATTTTCGACCGTCTGTTTATCGCTGCTCACGCGAATATATCCGTACGTCAT